TATTCAGAAATGGAACAGTTAATAAGATTGTCAAACCACCCAAGTTTAGTTAAGACACCAAATGTTGAAGCTAGTGCAGGAGCAGGAAGTATTATTGAAATGCCAGAAGATTTAGATGCAAGTTTAAAACCTTACATAATACAACCAAGTTCACAATCTCTTGATAGTATCATGAACAATATTAACATGAAAGTAGAAGCTATTAACAGAATTACCCACATGGGAGCAGTAAGAGCCACTCAAGATAGAGTTCAATCTGGCATAGCTTTACAAACAGAGTTCCAACTTTTGAATGCGAGATTAAGTGAGAAAGCTGATTACTTACAAAATGCTGAGGAACATATATGGAGATTTTTTGCCAAATGGCAAAATAAAGTTTTTGATGGAGAAGTAATATATCCTGATTCTTTTAATCTAAAAGATTATGCTAGTGATCTTGAATTTTTACAAAAAGCAAAAGCAAGTGGTGTTGAGTCTGCCACATTCAAAAAAGAGATTGATAAACAAATTGCAAGAGCAGTCGTTGATGATGATGAAAAAATTAGCATGATAGATAGTGAAATTGATTCTAAGTCAGAAGGTATTGGTCAATTCACTACACAAGAAATTGCAGGTGAAGAAATTGCCGAAGCGTAGAAAAGTTCCAAAAGATAAAAAAACCAAAGTACCAAAAAAATATTTATCTGGTTTAAAAGGCGCAAAGAGATCAAGACGTGCAAGTTTAATCAAAAGGGTAGCAAAATTATATAAAGCAGGTAAAAGAATACCTATGGCGTTATTGAAAGCGAGAACTAGAGCATAATGGCAATATCAGCAACAGTACAAAAAACTTTAAGAGAAAAAGCAAAGAGATCAAAGAAATATACATATTCAACTTTGGCAAAAGTTTATCGACGAGGACAAGGAGCATTTTTATCAAGTGGTAGCCGTAGAGTGCCAATGGCCGCTTGGTCAATGGGTAGGGTTAATTCATTTTTAAGGGGTAGTCGTAAACACGATTTAGACCTAAAGAAAAAACGCAGAAAAAAATAGAAAGGAATAATTATGCCATACGGAAAAGGAACATACGGAACAAAAGTAGGTAGACCTCCTAAAAAGATGAAAAAGAAAAAAAAGAAAAAGAAATAATGTCATTTACAACATCTTCAACATTAAGAGTTTTAACAAAAGGTTATCTTAATAGAAAACCATTGAAAGCTAAGAAAAGAAAAAAAGTCAAAAAGAAAAAAAGATAATGGCTAAATATAAAGGCAGAACTGTAAAACTCAATAAACCAATGCGTGGAGATGTTGGCAAGTTCAAAGTATTTGTAAAAGATAAATCAACAGGAAATATCAAGAAAATCAACTTTGGGTCAAAAACCATGAGTATAAAAAAAAGTATACCTGCGAGAAAAAGATCATTTGATGCTAGAATGGGTGGTGTTTTGAAAAGGGTAAGAGGTCAAAAGAATTTATCAGCGGCATATTGGAGTTTAAGAGCATGGAAAAAAGGTTTTAAAGTTTGATGTATGGCAAAAGTAGATACATTAAACAAACTCATTGATACACATGAGGAAAGAATACTTGGTGTACTCAAAAAATTAGAAGATGACATTGTTGCAGAATTGCAACAGTTAGCAGGTGGTGAACTCAAACTATCTACACAATTAGCTATACAATTTAGACCAAGTCTTAAAAAACTAATAGAAGATAATTACCTTAAAGAAGCAGATATTTTAGTGCGTGAGTATGATGAAATTATCAAAGAGTACCAAGCATTCATAAAGCCATTACCTATACCAGAGCGCTTCAAAAAGCTAACACAAGCAGATTTATTAGTGATTAACCAATTAAAGTTTTTATCATTTAGTGGCTTTGAAGAAGTTGGAAATAGATTTTTAAATGTCATAGCAGATAATATTTATCAATCAGCAATCACAGGTAAGCCATTTAGGAAAATGGTAACAGATATTCGTGGTTCAATTAATGGCGTTTATCAAAGAAGCAATGAAAGCGCAATCAATAGACTTACTGATTATGTTGCAAAAAATAGATATTCAAGTGATAAAGCAGTTCTTGAAAGAGTAAGAATTGCTAGAAATCAACTAAATAGCAAATATGCAAGTGATATTCTTGGAAATAATATGCGAAGATATGCTAGTCAAATAGCACATGACAGTATTATGCAATTTGATGGTCAATTTACTATGCACAAAGCCAATGAAGCAGGTATTACTCAATTTAAATATACAGGTACAAATATAACAACAACACGAGATTTCTGTAGAAGCAACTTAAATCGTGTCTTTACAGAGCAAGAAGCTAGAGATAAATGGGCAACAGGTTGGAAAGGTAAATCTGGTAGTGACCCTTTTATAAATCGTGGTGGCTATCGTTGTAGACATAGCTTTATTCCCTATGATTCAGCTTGGGATAATTTACTTGAAGAATAACCTAAATAAGACTAAATCTTGATAATATATATATATTGACACAAAGGAGTGTATTATGGCTGACGAGCAAGTAACGGAAACACCAAAAGTAGAAGAAACAAAACAAGAAGAAGTAGTTCAAGAAACAAAAGAACAATCAACAAACAAACAACCAGACATTGATAAAATAGTTCAGGAAAGATTAGCAAGACAAAAACTTTCTATCATGAAAGATTTAGGTATTGAAAATTTAGAAGACGCAAAATCTGCTCTTGAAGAAAAAAAGAAAAAAGAAGAAGAACTTGCTCTTGAACGAGGTAAGTTTGATGAAGTCATCAAAAAGAAATCCCAAGAGTATAGTGAGAAGTTAAGTAAATTAGAAAGTGAACTCAAAAACGAAAGAATTGACAAACAATTAATTAACTCTGCTTCAAAAAATGGTGCAATTAATCCAGAACAAATCAAAGAACTTTTAAAAAACAATGTTCAACTTAATGCAGAGGGTAGAGTAGAAATACTTGATAAAGATAAAACACCAAGATATAACTCCAATGGTGAACTTCTTTCTGTTGATGAAGCAGTGCAAGAGTTTTTAACACAGAACGCACACTTTCAAAGCGCAACTCCCTCTGGGAGCGGAAGTGTTAGTAATGTGGGTAAGTCAGACACGAATAAGACTATAAACATTTCGGAACTAGACATGAATAATCCTGCTGACAGGAAACTCTATGCTGAACATAGAAAGCAAAGAGATAGTGTAAGCACGATTATCAATTTAAATAAATAATATCTATGAAAGGATATAACTATGGCTAATGAAACAACCTCGAGTACAGTTAGTGAACTGTATACCGAAATAGTAGCTGAAGCACAATTCGTCATTCAAGAGAAATCTATAATGAAGAATCTTGTGAAGAACTACGCAATCGCAGGTGGTGGTAAGTCAGTTGAAGTTCCTATTTATTCTGCGGTAAGTGCCGCGGCAGTAGCGGAAGCAACAGATTTATCTAACACTGCAATCAATCCAAGTTCTGTAACTATTACAGCTTCAGAAGTTGGTGTAATGACAACATTAACAGACCTAGCAAGAAACTCTGCGCCAAGAAATGTAGCCGCAGATATTGGTAGACTCTTTGGTGAAGCAATCGCAAAGAAAATGGATCAAGACTTAATTGCTCTTTTTGATGGATTTTCTACTGCCGCAGGTACAGACAGTGCAGTATTATCACCTGCCACTGTATTTAATGCCGCTTCAACATTGAGAGCCGCAGGTTTACCTGTTAATGAAACATATCTTGTAGTACACCCAAAGATCGCATATGACCTCAAATCTGGTCTTACAAATACTTTCGCAGGTTTAGATACAGAATTGTCAAATGAAGCATTAAGAAATGGCTTTATTGGTCAAATCGCAGGTATCAAAATCTTTGAAACAGGCAACATGGCAAACACAGGTACTGCAGGTGACTATAAAGGTGGAATGTTCCACAAAGATGCACTTGCTCTCGCTATGATGCAAGACATTAAGATTGAAACACAAAGAGACGCTTCTCTTCGTGCTGATGAAATCGTAGCAACAGCAGTCTATGGTGTTGGCGAATTACACGATTCATATGGTATTGAAGTAATTGCAGACTCATCAATCCAATAATAATACTTTTATGGGTGGGGTTAATCCCCCACCTGTTTAGAAAGGGATATTATGAAACTAACTAATGGAAAAAAATTTATTGAAAGACCGCTTACAGATTATGAAAAGAATAAAAATATTTGGGAATTAAGAGGTTGGAAACCTGTTGAAGATAAACCTAAAGTTGATAAGGTAGAAAAACCAAAGAAAAAGAAAGATAAATAATGGCAACATCAGAATTTGGAGTAAACCTAGCAGAAGTACAAAAATATCAACCAGATATTGCTTCATATGGTATTACAGATTTTGATACTCAACTACAATTTGCAGAAGATGATGTTATTAGACAGATTAGAGAAGAATGGTGGGAGAGATATAGACATACAGTCAGATACAAAGATATTACAAAAATTACTTCAATAGAACTTGACAGTTCTAAATTAACAGACGCACAATGGAAAAGATGCGTAGTCTACAAAGCATTGGCAGAATATATCATGCCACAACTTACTAAATGGAAAACACCAGAAGGTGATAATGATGCATTTCAAGTACAAATAGATTTTTACAGAGCAAGTTATGCAACTGAATTTCAAGCTATTTTAAGAGATGGTGTAGAATATGATGAAGATGGTGATAGTACAGTATCTAATAGTGAGAAAGAGCCAATCCATCATTTAAGGTTAGTGAGGTAGATATGTGTCCTTGTGATGGTCAATGTTTATGTAAATAATGGTTGCTGAAGTAAAAATTACTAGCAATACAATCCAAATAGCAAACGAAATTAAAGGCATATCTAGGAAGATGTCTAGTGCTATTAAGAAATCATTAGCAAATGTTTCAGCATTTGAAATCAAAGAAATTAGATCAAGAACTCAAACCAAAGGTGTAGATGCTTTTGGTAGAAAGTTTAAACCCTATTCACCAAATTATAAAAGAGCAGAAGTGAAACAATCTGGAGTGGTTGATCTTACAGATACAGGGCAAATGTTTAGTTCTTTAACAAGTAAAATTAGTGCAAGTAAAGGTGTATTATTTTTTAGCAGAAATGCAGAGAGTAAAAAAGCATCATTCCATGATCTGTTTGGGGTAGGTAAAAATAAAATTACTAGACAATTCTTTAGAATTAGTAAAGATGAACAAAAGAAAATTAGAACAATATTTAGCAAAGTATTAGCTAGGGAGTTAAAGCTGTGAGTGAAAGAGAAGATATTGCAAGTGATATAGTAACTAAACTGACAGCAGTTAGTTCACCAATTACATTTAAAAGAATTTCAAGAGAGCCATTTGAGGTAGAAGAATTATCTAATGCACAGTTCCCTGCTGTTTACATAGCAACAAGTGATGAAACAAGAGAAGATTTTAGCATGGGAAGTAATAGT